GCTGTTAGATCCATCACTGCAGACGTTACAAACTCTCAGAACTACGCAGACACAGATCCAGGCGGGGATGTTGGATCTGCCCAAGGTTTTACTGCAGACAATACTGCAACTGACACAACTGTTCGTGGTTCAGTAAACGCGCCTGGCCCAACATCCGCAACTATGGACGATTATTTAAATAAATCAAATTTAGGAATACGTAATGTAAAAGTTGATCCAGGCGATGTTATGAAAGATACAATTGATAAATCAAATTCTTACGGTGGTATTTCTAATTACGCACTGACCACAGAAAGAGTTAGAAGTAAATTACGAGATCCTAACACTGCACGAAATAAAGTTTTTATTGGTCGTGCTATATCTGAGGGTATACTATCGCCAACCTATGTGCAACAGAAACCAGAACTATTTGAGATTGGAAGAGTTCTAAACACAACTGGTACTTCTAAATTACCAGCTGGTAAAATTTTAGGAAACGATGTTTCGTTTCCAGAAAGAATTGCAAATGAATCTAATGTTATTGTTACAAGAACTCTAATACCAAATCAACTTTATAATCCAGAACTCCAACTCGCTAAGTACGGTGAAATAAATTCTAAAACAAAACTAGGTAAAGGTATACCACTAGCTAAGTTCTTAGGTGGATATGGCGATCCTATCACATTAGATCACGTGACAGATGATACTGAAAAATTAAAGATTGCAAGAAATCTTTATGTACATGCAGAATTTATGTTATCTGTGCAAGAACATCTAGAAAAAACAAATAGACACAGAATAGTTGTTACAGAGGGATTATATAAAAAACAAAGTGGAGAGGTTTTAGATCCAGAGGGTTTAAACCTACTTGCAACCAGAGGTCAAGTGGTTGTGTATGAAATTCGTAACAGGGGTGGTAACATTGACATCGATAAAACATTCGATATCGCTACCTACTGTAAAGATTATTTAAACTTTGATAAAATGATATTAGACTATGACTCATATAACCCAGACAATAGTCTAAATGCACAAATAGTTATACAGATGCCTCCTGTAAATGCAGACTGGAAACTGAGATATAGAAACATTATTGAGACAAGATACAACAATTATACTCAAACTAATGGTGAACTTACTGAAATAATAGAACAAACTAAAGTAACTGAGGATGTAGGACATCACTAAACGTTATAAATAGTGATAATCAATTAGAGGTATATATGGCACGAGCATTTTCTATTGAAGACGGTTCATTAGACAAATCTATTGTAAGTTCTCGTAACGTTGCTTACAAGGATATAGATTTGACTTTTAGTCCGAAACCAGCTGGTGATATCTTTAAAAAAGTAGATGCAGCTGCAGTTAAACAATCAGTAAAGAATCTACTGTTAACCTCTAGGGGTGAGAAACCATTTAACAATGCTTTTGGTTCTAACCTTAATAGTGCTTTGTTTGGATTGGATACAGAGTTTGATCCAGAGTTTGTACAAAACTTAATATTCGATGCAGTAACAAATAACGAACCAAGAGCAAGAGTTTTATCAGTAACTGTATTACTAAGACCAGAGAACAATTCATTAGACGCAACAGTAGAATTTCAAGTGGTAAACACAAAAGAAATAATAGCACTAGATGTGTCGTTAGCGAGGGTAAGATAGATGCCAGCAACAGTTATAAAATCTTCAGAGTTAGATTTTGGCAACATAAAAGAATCTTTGAAAAACTTTTTTAAACAAAAAAATGAATTTGCCGATTATGATTTTGAAGCATCAGGATTAAACAATATCTTGGATGTATTAGCGTACAATACACATCTAAATGGTTTGACTGCAAACTTTGCAATCAATGAATCATTTCTAAGTACTGCACAGTTAAGATCTTCTATTGTATCACATGCAGAAACTTTAGGATATGAAGTAAGATCTCCCACAACATCTAAGGCAGTTGTAAATCTCAATGTAAACCTAGCAGGTGTTGCTAACAGACCGCCTCAAATAGAATTGCCTAGTGGATTTTCTTTTACATCTTCTATCGATGGTATTTCATATACGTTTAGAACACTAGAAAGTTTTTTTGCAAAAGATGACGGATCAGGTAACTATGAGTTTAAAACATCCAGAGGATCATCAGACATAACAATATTTGAAGGTGTAGAGAAAACAAAGACATTTATTGTTGGGGAAAAAGATGAAAGACAAATCTTTGTTATCCCAGATAGTACAATAGATACTTCAACCGCAAGTGTATTGGTTTTTGATACAGCAACTTCAACATCATTTAATAGTTACATTCCTTTGAAAGAAGCAATCACTATTGATGGTAATAGTAGAGTTTATTCTATTCGAGAAGCCCCTAATGGAAACTACGAATTAAACTTTGGTGACGGTGTATCTTTTGGTAAGAAACCAGATCCAGGCGAAAAGGTTGTTGTAACGTACTTATCCACTAAAGAAAATTTAGCTAATAATGGAACAGTTTTCACTGCAAACTCTGGTTTGACAATAAAACAAGTAAACTATCCAGTTATAACAACCACAGTAACAGAATCTACAGGTGGTTCACCAAGACAAACTATAGAAAGTATAAGACAACTTGCGCCTTTTGCATATGCACAACAGGCAAGACTTGTTACATCACTTGATTACAAAGCAATGATTCTAAGTAACTTTGTAGATGTCACAGACTGTAATGTTTGGTCAGGGGATCAAAACGTTCCTCGTGACTATGGTTCAGTTTATGTTTCACTTAACTTTGCGACAGGGACTGCCGACTCAATAAAAGATAAAGTAAAGGCAGATATAATAACAAACTTTTCTGATAATCTTGGAATAGTTTCTATGACAACTAAATATGCAGATCCTACAGATCTTTTCTTAGAGTTGACTTTAGGTTTTAACTTTGATCCTGCACTTACAGGTTTTAGTCTAGCGGCAACTGAGAGTTCCGTATATAACTTTATGATAAGATACTTCAATGAAAATTTAAATGTGTTTGATAAAACATTTAGACGTAGTAACTTGTTGACAGAGGTTGATGCACTTGACCCTGCGATTTTATCAAGTAAATGTGATGTAAAGGCTCAATTAAGGATAAACCCAACTATAGGTACTGAGAGAAACTTTGAGTTACAATATCCAATGAAACTAAAGGGTGCAGATGATTTTTCATTTACTATTCTTTCTAGTGTCTTTGAGTTTGATGGAAAAATTGCACTCATTAGAAATAAATTAAGTTCTCAAAGATTACAGATTCAAGATATCGATGGTAATGTTTTACTAGACAACGTTGGCGAATTTGTTCCCACAAGAGGTCAAGTTAAGATTGTAGGTTTTGCGCCACAAGCATTTATAGGTGGATCTGAATTTATAAAAATATCAGCAGTACCTTTGAATGAAAGTGTAGTAAAACCTTTACGAAACTTTGTTGTAAGATTAGATCCATCAGTTTCTTTTGCAACTGGCACACTAGATAGACAAGACACTAAACTCACGGTAGGATAATGACGCATACTGGTTTTGCACAAACACTAAGACACTTTGATAGACATGATGTAAACGTAAGAAAAAGTTTAGTCAACGAAGTATTACCAGAACACTTTCGTGATGACTTTCCTATGCTTATTGAGTTCTTGGATGCGTACTATGAGTTTCTTGACTCAGCCGATAACTACGGTGGTATGATTGAAGAACTGCAAACTATCAGAGATATAGAAGATACTAAGTTATCATTTCTCGATTTACTCTTTGACGAAATTGGTTTGGGCATATCTAATGGTCAGTTCACAACACCAAGAGAGGTCATAAGAAACTTTGGTAACTTTTTTAGAGTTAAGGGTTCTGAATACTCCATCCATGGTTTCTTTCGTGCATTTTTCAACGAAACTGTAGAGATCTTTCATCCCAAGGACAGTTTGTTTATTGTTGGTGAATCTAACATTGGATCAGAAGATGCAAAGAGAATACAAGATGGTAGACTATTTCAGGTGTTCTCTACACTTATAAAAGGCCCAATTCCTCTCTTAGAGTGGGAGGCGATGTATAGAAACTACGTCCATCCATCAGGGTTTTACTTGGGTGCGGCAGTTGTCCTTGAAGCAGAACCTGCACTAAACATATCTACATTAACATCAATTCCGTTTGTTAATCCAAACCTAAATGTGTTCGGTGTATCACCTGAATTTTCATATGCAGCAGAAGGTGAAACAGTTGGTGCAATACGAACATCTCTATTCGCGCCTAGTTTTGATGGTCTTGACTCAGATCAAATAAACTTAGATGCACTCAGATATATGCAACATGGGTATGTCAATATTAATTACGCAGGTAAAGGTTTAGAGACATTCCCAATGAGAGACAGGTTTGATCTAAATCGTAAACTTTCTCAGTGGCAGAATATGACTATTGCTGAGATAGAAAATTACTATAGTAACATGGGTGAGTTTGCAGGATTCAAAATCAGATTTGATGAATTTGCAGATTCTACTGGTGTAACATCAAATGGTATAGTTAATTCTGCAGTAAGATTCTCATCGACAAATGATAAATTCTCACAGAGAGAATACATTGTGGGTACAAAGTAGTGAAAACCCTTATAAATAAAGGTACAGTTTTTAGG